CAATCAAAATACTCGAACCGTCACGTGCATGACCCCCTCCCTAATTCACAAAAGAGGTGAAAAGCTTGGATAATCCCGAAGAGCAGGACAAACGAATTCAAAAAATCGTAAAAACGCTCAAATTGCTTCTAAAAAAGCAAAATATTCAGCCTAACAAATTGAAAACTGCAGAGGGGATTATTCAGCGGGTTGCCTTCATGCAGGTAGAACTTGAAGATTTGGAAGCAGATATTAAAGCCAATGGCGTTACCGAGCAGTTCAGCCAAACGAAAGATATTGAATATGCGCGCGAACGGCCAGCATCGGCGATATATACGAAGCAAATTAAGAATTACACATCCGCATGTAAACAACTCTTTGACCTTCTGCCGTCGGAAACGAAAAAAGAAATTCCAACAGAAGGAAACAAGTTGCTGAAATTTGTGGCGGCAGGTGCCGGTGGAGGAAAATGAATTGGGCAGAAGAATATTTATCACAGATTCGAGCGGGTAAAATAATTGCTGGCAAGAAAATCATAAAAGAATATAAGAAACTGGAAAACGAGGCGGCCAATAAAGATCTGCCTTATTTTTTTGACGAAGCGGCGGGGGAACGTCCCATTCAATTTGTTGAAGAATTCTGTAAACAAGCGGAGGGCAAACTTGGTGAGCCAATTGCTTTGATGCTGTGGCAAAAGGCATTTTTGCAAACACTTTTTGGGTGGACCAATAAATCTGATGGTTCGCGTCGCTTTCGTGAGGCATTACTTGAAGTCGGACGAAAAAACGGTAAAACATGCCTTTGCGCAGCTCTTTCACTCTACATGATGATAGCAGATGGCGAAGGCGCTGCAGAGTGCTATTCTGTAGCAACAAAACGTGATCAAGCTGCGAAATGCTTCAACTATGCTGTCCATATGCGGCAGCAATCCCCAGAGATTCGTGCTCTGGTGCATAAACGCCGCTCAGACATGTATATGCCGTTGACGTTTTCAACGTTTGAACCACTTGCCAGTGACAGTAACAGCCTGGACGGCCTAAACAGCCATTTCATAGTGATTGATGAGTTGCACGCCATAAAGGACCGTAACCTTTATGACGTAATGAAGCAGTCTACCTCTTCCCGCAAACAGCCCCTACTTTTGATGATTACAACGGCCGGCACAGTACGAGAAAATATTTTCGATGACATGTATGACTATGCCGACAAAGTTTTAAACGAGTTAGACGGGTACAAGGATGATACCTTCTTACCAATTCTCTATGAATTGGATAGCCGGGAAGAATGGACTGACTCGGATATGTGGGTGAAAGCCAATCCAGGAATTGGCATTATTAAAAAGCACAAATACCTTGCGGATATGGTTTCACGTGCGCAGGCAGATGATAAAACACGACCGACCGTGTTAACGAAAGACTTTAATATCCGTGAAACTGTAGCGGGATCATGGCTGTCATTTGATGATATTAATAACGAAGATGCCTATACAATGGACGACCTTCGCGGCTGTTATGCAATTGGCGGTTGTGACCTGTCGGCCACAACAGACCTTACCTGTGCGACGCTTACGATTATGAAGGCCGGAAGCAATAAAAAATATGTCATTCAGATGTATTTTATACCAGAAGAATTAATTGACAAGCGAGTGAAAGAAGACAAGATTCCATATGACGTATGGGCAAAGGGAAAATGGATTACCACTTGCCCCGAAAATCAGGTCGACTATTCGTATGTTACAGCGTGGTTCAATAAAATGCGTGATAAATATGAGATTATTCCGCTCTGGATTTATTACGATCGCGCGCTCGCTGGTTACTGGGTACAGGAAATGGAATCGAATGGTTATAACATGATGAAATGTGCACAGGGTGCAATGACGTTTAGTCAGCCAATGCGGTCTATGGAAGCAGACTTTAAAAGCAAACTGATAAATTACAATAATAATCCGGTGCTGAAATGGTGCCTTGCGAATACTTCAGTTAAGTTCGATGATAATGGAAATATCCGCCCCGTGAAAGGTCGGAACAGACGAATGCGCGTTGATGGAACATTTAGCCTGCTTGACAGTTACGTCGGGCTGTCTGAAAAGTTGGAAGATTATAAAGCATTAATTTGACCGCCTTAAGCGGTTGTTTTTATGCCATAAGGTGGTGAGAAATTGAAGAAACGAAAAACGAGGCGGTCGTTATATCAAATGATTTTTGGCAAGAAGAATAGCCCGCCGAATGGGTATTCTCAGCTTAAAATGCTTTCGGGCTATACGCCTGTATTCAGTCAGTTCGGTACGGATGCTTATAATTCTGATGATGTACGTGCTGCGGTTGACGCTTTTGCTCGAAATGCTGCAAAACTTCATCCAAAACATATTCGCAAGACACCATCTCCGGATGGCAGCAGTCCGCAGGTAACATTTGTAGATGACAGTTTGCAATACCTTTTGAGTGTTCAGCCAAACCCATTTATGGACGCATACACATTTCTTTATAAAATTGCTACACAGTACCTTGTCCAGAATAATGCGTTTATTTATATCCACCGTGACACGGATGGAAACCCCGATTTATTTTGGCCATTAAATGGCGCAACGACCGAATGGCTTGAATACCAGGGGCAGGTTTACGCACGATTTTCTTTTCTCGGCGGCGAAACGGCCACAGTGCAGTATACAGACCTTATCCATTTACGCCGGTTTTTCTACAAGGATGATATGTTCGGCGAAACGAATATGAACGCTATGGAGCCGACGCTTGAACTTATCAACACGCAGAATGAGGGAATTATCAATGCCATTAAATCCAGCGCATTCATTCGCGGTGTTCTAAAATTTACGCAAATGCTAAAAAAAAGCGATAGAGATGAACGCAAAAACGAATTTATGTCATCCTATCTTAATACGGCGAATAACAACGGTGTGGGCATTGTTGACGGTGCTTGTGACTATCAGCCGATTAATAGTGAACCACAAACAACAAACGCTGCACAGATGAAACTCATTTCTGACAAGGTCAATAAATATTTTGGTGTGTCTGATGCAATTATCAAAAACGATTATACGTCGGCACAATGGAATGCGTTTTATTCTTCAATGCTTGAACCGTTTGCCGTGCAGATGGCCCTGCAATTCACTGCAAAAGTATTCACCGGTCGACAGCAGGGATTTGGCAATGAAATCATTTTTGAATCCAATCGTTTGCAATATGCCAGCAATGCAGAAAAAGTGCAGGTAGCGACATTGCTGACAAATATTGGTGCTGCCAGTCTGGATGATATACTTACCATTTTCAATATGCCGACGATTGGCGGAGAAGAAGGCAGCCGCCGCGTTCAGACTTTAAATATGGTGAAGGCCGGTACTGGTGCGGACCAGTATCAGGGAATTTCAAATAATGAAGGAGGCAATTCATCAAATGTCGAAAAAAAAGAATGAAAAAATTCAATATCCACATCTTGTACGGGCATTTTCCATGCCGGATTTGAATGCAGATGATGCAAACGACCAGGGGAAAGTCCTTGAAGGCCATGCTGCAGTGTTTGGGCAGACCACAAATATTTGTGATTGCTTCAATGAAATAATTGCACGTGGTGCTTTCGATAACACCGATTTTACAGATGTGCTGTTTGATGTGAATCATGACCTTAACAGTTTGCCGTTGGCACGGAGCCGAAATAACAATGCAAATTCGACACTGCAGTTATCGGTTGACGACCAGGGGCTTGCAATTCGAGCGCTTCTTGACATTGAAAGCAATCCAGATGCAAAGGCTCTCTGGAATTCGGTCCAGCGCGGAGATATGTCCGGCATGTCATTTATTTTTGCTGTTCGTGCGGATGAATGGACAGGGAAAGATACAGACATGCCAACGCGCACCATTACAGATATAGCGAAAGTCTATGAAGTTTCAGCAGTTAGTATGCCGGCGTATGACGGCACTGACATAAATGCCCGCGGCCAGTCGGCACTGGAGAGTGCTAAAAAGACGCTGGAGAGCGCCCGGGCCAGTGCTTCACTGGGGAGTGAAGCGGCACACAAAGCAGATGATGAAAAGCGTGCGGCAGAAAAGGCCGCGAAAGAACATGAGGAACGCTGTAAACGGCTTATCCTCGCAACTTACTTTTGATTTTGGAGGTAATAAATATGGATCCCAGACTTAAAGAAATAGAAGCACGTAAAGCGGAAATCCGCACGGAGCTTGAAAAAAATGATCCAGAGACCGACCTTGATGCGCTTGAAAAAGAGCTGCGTTCCCTGAATGACGAAAAGGCACAGCTCGAAAAGCGCGAGGAAATTATTAAAGACCTGAACGAAAATAAACTTGAAGCACGTAAACTTCCGAACCCGCTTGACCCGAAACCGAAGGAGCAGCGTAATTTTGAGAATATGCCGCGTGAGGACTTGCTCAAAAGTGAGGAATATCGTAGTGCTTTCTTCAAGGGCTTGCTTGGAAAGACCATGACAGATAACGAAAAACGCGCGCTTGAAGCTGCCAATTTCAATACTGAAAAACGTTCTTATGACAGCAGTACGACAGCAGTTATTCCAACCGCAACGTCTGACATTTTGTTTCAAAAGATGGTGAAGGTTGCACCACTAATTAACGAGATTACCCTTCTCCGTGTGGCGGGAAATGTCAAATTCGCTGTTCAAGGCACTCGTGAGGATGCAGCACTTCATACTGAAAACGCAACTATTACCCCGGCTGGCGACACATTGGTATATGTAGAACTCGGCGGTTATGATATCACAAAAGTTATTCGTATCAGTAAGACTATCCAGACAATGGCTATTTCCGCATTTGAAGGATGGCTTACCGATATGCTGAGCAGCGATATAGCTGTTAAGATTGAGGACTTCACTATTAACGGGACTGGTTCCAGTCAGCCCAACGGTATTGAAAAAGCTGTGACATGGGTTACTGGAACTAATAATGTACAATTTGTAAATGGTGGTTCTCCGGCCTATGACGATGTAGTTGAACTAATTTCCTATTTGCCTGCGCGTTATACCGGTAATGCAAAGTTCCTTTGCAACAATAAATTTTTGTATGGCCAGCTTGCAAAAATTAAAGACAGCAATAAGAGGCCTATTCTCGTTCAGGATTTTTCCAATCCAATTGCACAGCGCATCCTTGGTTATCCGATTATGGTTTCAGATAAAGTACCTGACAATACTTTGTATTTTGGAGATTTTAAGCAGATGGTCGGCAACCTCGCGCAAGACGTTACCGTTGAAATGAGTACTGCAAGCGGTTTTCTTAACCGCAGTGTCGATTTTCTCGGTTCTGCTCTGTATGACTGTGATGTTGCATTAACGGATGCCTTCTGCAAAATGTCCGAAGCTGCGGGAGCCTGATTTTAAGTTGCACTTAAGGGGGGATGTCTTATCGCATTTCTTGATGACATAAAAGATTATTGCTGTACAGACGATGACCTGACAAGCTATATTAATGCGGCAGAAGCCTATTTAAAAAATGCAGGTGTGCTAATTAATGAAAGCGACCCGCTTTATGCGCAGGCTGTAAAAATGCTTGTATCTTGCTGGTATGACAAAAGAATGCCGGACCCCGATAATTCAACTGCTCCACAGCCCTATGGGTTGAATGGAATTATTTTGCAGTTGCAGCTTGCGCAGGAGGCGACGGATGATGGCAGTTCTGGATAGCATGAATGCTGGATTGCTGCGCACAAAGGTTAGAATTCAGCATAAAGTTACGACCGGAACAGGAATACATGAAAGTACAGCATGGTATGACCTTGACGGAACGTCCGCTAAAAGTGCTCCAAAAGTCTATACTCGGTGTTATTGGTACCCTCTTGGTGGTGCTGAAACATGGGCTGCACAGGCCGTACAGGTCATGGACGCCGCAAATGTAATTATCCGGTATAACCCGGCTGTTACGTCTATGTGCCGCCTTGTAAAAGATGGCACGATTTATCAGATTATTGGGCCAAACGATCCAGATCAGCATAGGCATTGGTTGAAATTTAAAGTAAAGGCGGCGATGAACAGTGAGTAGTATTAAGGTAAACGGCGTTAGGTATGGTTCTTCTGCGTTATCAGTGTCAATAAATTTTCCAAATCTGGACAAATACCTTGAGAAAATTGAAGCCGCCGGAAACAGCATTGACGAGGCCTGTAAAGAAGCAGTAGATGCCGGTGCAAATATTGCCTATAAAGCGATGAAAGATGGCGCTGCACGGCATAGAAAAGGTGTTGGAAAATACGGCACAGATGCTGTTTACAACGCGATTGAGACTACTCCCGCGAAGCAGGAAGGTAATTACATTTATAGCACAGTTGGAATCGACATGGAGAAACACCCGGAAGCGGCCCACGGCGTGTATCAGGAGTATGGCGACGGCCACTCCCCGGAGTTTCCCGACCCGTTTGTACGGCCAGCGTTTGAAGAAAATCGAAAAGAAATTCTTGCAGCAGAGCGTACCGTGCTGAAAGAGAAAGGGGTGCCAGTTGATTGAACTGGATTGATTCAGCGGAATCAGTGCTGACGCAGTTTCAAACGGACACCGGAATTCCTTATGCTTTTGAACGCTGGACGGTTGACGAAAACCAACCGCTGGCGGAACAATTGCCAGATAGATACCTTGTGTACTTTTTGGTAGATGATGTGGGAGAAACTTACACGGATGGTAAAGAAACTAGCCATCAGCCGCGTATTCAAGTAAGTTTCTTTTACCGTAGTAAAGAAGATTTTCTGACCGTTCCGGATGAAATTGTCTCTGCGTTTACAGCGGCGGGATTTACCCGCAGTAATAATTGCGGCAGAATTCCTTATCAACCTGATACTGGCCATTACGGTTGGCATCAGGATTTTTATTATTACGAAAGAAGGTAAAAAATTATGAGTATTGCAGATGAAAATACAGTCGTTGGCGAGCTGGTAGGTTGTGACGAACTGTATTTTGCAAAAGTGACAGAAGATACTCTCGCTAATTATATAACTGATAAACCAATTTATTTAGCCCCAATTGGGGAGGTAAAGCATGACCCAAAGGTGAACAGCGACAGCAGTGCTTACGATAATAAGCAGATGTTCACATATTATAGCGAGGCAGGTACAGATACACTTTCTGTATCGGGCTTAACAGAAAAGCTAAAGGCTTATATTACAGGAAAGTCTTCTGATCCTGTTACTGGCCGCGTACTGGACAGTGGGGATTTATCCAATGTACCATATTTTGCAGTCGGATATCGCATTTCCATTGGGAATGGCAATTATATTTATCGGTGGTTCCTTAAAGGCACATTTGAAATTGGTTCTGAAGACGCAAAGTCAAAAGCGGACAAGGTAACTGCGAAAGGGATTGACCTGACATATACCCCAGTTACAACAGTACATCAGTTTGACATTCCGGATCCGATGGATAGTGCAAAAACAATTAAATCCAGTCTGAAAAAGGTATCAGATGATACAACTAACCCATTGTTCACAGATGCAAGTACATGGTTCGACCGGGTACAAACACCTGATACACATGGTCCGTTGCCAGAATTGGCAGTAACGGTTGTGCCGGAAGCTAATGCAACAAGTGTGGCAGTGGCAGCGAAGCCAGTGCTGACATTCAGCAATGCGATTTCTGATTATTCCGGCGTTGCGTTGATTTCTGATGGTGCTGTTGTCGCGTGTACGGCGGCGCTTGACAGCACAAAGAAAGTACTGACGCTGACACCTGCAGCGGCTCTGACGGCAGGGAAGCAATATAGTATTATTATTGCAGCAGTGCAGGACGTTTACGGTCAAACGCTTGCAACGACAGTTTCTAATTTCACGGTTGCAACTGCCTGATTTTTGGCCCCTGGAGACAGGGGCTTTATATGGCTATTTTCGGCGCATGAACCGGAAAAGTAAAAATAATCATGATACGGAGGAACATAAAATGAACGCAAATATTACGAGTGCGGATCTAAAAAACAAAGGCGTATTGATTACGCTTGGCGGAAAAGAATATGACCTTGAATTCGATATGAATGCCTTGTGTGATATGCAGGACAGGTATGGAACTTTGAATAAGGCATTCGATAAGGTCTCAAATAATCTTAGCATGAAAGACCTGCGCTTTATTTTGTGGAAGGCCCTGCAACATAGCGAGCCTAAAATAACGGAGCAGGAAACAGGTCGCCTCATTACTTTGCGGGATATTGATGCAGTAACGTCTGCATTAAATGCCGCTATGGGCGCGGCATTGCCGGAGCCTGATGGTGACGAAAAAAACGTGAAAAAGCCACAGGAGACGGAAAATTCCCGTGGCTGACACTTTATACAATATGGACAGTCGAACTGCATCAGCCGGAACCGGCATTTTGGCGCAGCACGCCGCGTAAGATTGATGCAATGTGGCGCGAACATTTGCGGCTAAATGGCATGCTAAAAGAGGATGAAGACGGAACAGAAAACGAAGAAAACAGTGAAATTGTTATGCGTGGCGGGAAACGATATAGAAAAGTTGACCCGCGCAATGCGGCATGGATTAGATAAAGAAAAGAGGTGATTAATACCATGGCAGATGATATGAAAGGCAGTGTTGGCCTTGACGTGACAGCATTTAAGGCTGGCATCTCAGAGTTGAAAGCATCTATGAATTCGGTAGAAGCAAGTTTTCGCGCATCTGCTGCCGTCATGGGTGAGTGGAGCAACAGCACAGCGGGACTTTCGGAGCGTATATCATCATTAAGAGAAAAACTTGGTTTGCAGAGGGAAGCGCTGGACCGGCTGCATTCAGCATATACCAAAGTAGTCGAAGAGCAGGGTGCAGACAGCAAATCAGCCGCCAGCCTTGCTAATCAGATGTACGCTATGGAGAAAAAAATCTCTGGCACCGAAAGCTCTATTAAAAGATACGACAAGTCACTGTCTGAGATGAAGTCAGAAAGTACCCGCGGAAAAGGTGCTTTGTCAAAACTTGGGGAAGGATTTCAATCACTATCGAAAAAATCACAATCGGCATCAGAAAAAATCAAAGGACATTTCTCCGGACTAAAGTCTGTATTCTCTGGGCTTACAAGTTCTGTATTGGGAATGGGGCTTGGTATGGGAATATCAGGGATAGCGCATGGCATATATAACCTGGCTGAAAGTGCTAGTAACCTTTCTGAAGCACAGAATGTGGTTGAGAACACATTCAAAAAATCGTCCAAATCGGTAGAAGATTGGACAAACACAACTGCGAAAAGTGCAGGCGTTGGAAAAACCGCTGCAATGCAATGGTCTGGTTCTATGGGAGCCATGCTGCAATCGTCGGGCGTAACAGAAACGGCCGCCGCAACGATGTCTGAAAAGTTGGTACAGCTAACTGGTGATATGTCTTCGTTTTATGATGTTGGCACGTCAGAAATGTGGGAAAAAATCCGGTCAGGAATTTCTGGAGAAACAGAGCCATTAAAGCAGCTGGGCATTAACATGAGCGTGGCTAATTTATCAGCTTATGCCATGTCGCAAGGGATACATACAGCTTATGACAAAATGACGCAGGCACAGCAGACTACATTGCGTTACAATTATTTGCTGACGGTGACCAAAAACGCACAGAATGATTTTGCCCGCACATCTGCAGGGTCTATGGCGAACCAAGCAAGAATTTTTAAAATGAATATCGCAGCTATGAAACAAAGTATTGGTGCAGCGTTTCTGCCAGCTATCAATAGTATGTATACCGCCTTGAACCCGCTGTTTCAGGCTGCCATACCAAAAGTTTCAGCAGCAGTGCAAGGGTTGGCTGGACGCATCGCCACGCACAAAACTGAAATTGTGCAATTCGCTACGGCAATATCAAGTGCAGTTAGATCTGTAGTGCAATTTATCGTTCAAAATGCGCCGAAAGTGATAAGTATTGTTTCACAGGTCGTATCATCTATAATGCAACACAAGCAGGAAATTATTACTGCTATTGCTGCCATAGGAGCAACAATAGCGGCGGCTGGTATTGGCGCAAAGATTGCAAAAGTTATCAATAAAGCAAAAAAAGGGATACAAGATTTGTCAGGCGCTGCGAAAGCCGCAAAAATATTTGAAAATTTATTTGGAATGACACCACAGGCTGCGGCAGCTGTTGCAATTATTGCTGGTGTTGCCGCTCTTGCTATGGTTATCATCCGTAATTGGGAACCAATCAGCGGATTTTTCAAGAATATCTGGAGTGGCATAAAGTCCGGTGCGCAGGTAGTTGCAGACAATGTGGGGAAGTTTTTTACTTCCGCAGCAAATCTGATCAAGAGTATTTGGGGTGGTATAACCGGCTTTTTCAGTGGAATCTGGAACGGAATTACTTCTATATTTTCGGTAGTGGCTTCTTTCTTTAATGGAGTATTTGGTGCAGCAGTATCAGTAATTAAATCCGCATGGTCGGGTATTACAGGATTTTTTGGTGGCATATGGAATGGAATCAAATCAATATTTTCGGCAGTAGGAAGCTTTTTTAGTGGAATATTTGGCACAGCAGCGGCAGGAATTCGGTCTGCATGGTCCGGGATTACGGGATTTTTCAGTGGAATATGGAAAAATATTTCAGGAGTATTTGCTTCTGTTGGCTCTTGGTTTGGGCAACGCTTTTCCGAAGCTCAGTCGGCAATAAAAACGCATTTTCAGCCAAATGCTATCACGTCACATATGCATAGTGTTTGGACGGGGATACAGGGCGCTTTTAATGATGTAAAAAACTGGTTTGGGACTAAATTTGAAGATGCAAAACAAGCTATTTTTACTCATTTTAGCCCCGATGCAGTATCGTCAAAATTCAATGAAGTTTGGGATGCTGTACAGGGAACCTTCTCTAAATTAAATCCGTTTAAATGGGGTTCAGATTTAATTAATGGAATAGCAAACGGAATACGGTCAGCAGCAGGTGCAGTGCAAAATGCGGCTAGCTGGGTGGCGGGGAAGATTCGTTCATTCTTGCATTTCAGCGTACCAGATGAGGGTCCATTAGCCGACGCGGACACCTATGGTTCAGATTTTATGCAGCTGATTGCCGACAGCATAGATGAAAATAACACAAAACCTGCCAGTGCAACCGCTAAAGCTGCAGCGCTGATTTCAGAACGATTAAAGCAGGCGAAGCAATCCGTACTAACTGATGTGAAGTCTTTGAGTCAAGAAGAATCTAGCTTGTGGGCACAGGAAACAAAGGCCCTGATGAGTTCATCCGGAGAAGAGCGGAAGCAACTTGCAGACGAATACGAAGAGAAGCGCTATGTCATTCGTCAAGAAATTGCTTTGCGCCGTGAGCAGGCTGTTGAAGAAATTGAGCAGATACAGCGCGTGGGTACTATGACAAAAAAAGAGTTGCAAGCCGAACTGGAAGATAGAAAGCAATTTGCTTCCAATGTCAACAGCCTGTTGGATGAGGTCAAAAATGCGTTGAAGGAAAAGTATAGCGAGGAAGAGCAGGCGCAAGAAGACGCTATCAACAAATCACTGGACAGTTTGGAAAACTGGAAGACACAGTCAGAAGATATTATCAACAGTACCTATGATGCAAAAGAGCAAGCATTGGGAAATGAAGCAAATGCTGCCACAGCAGCCCTGCAGGCGCAGCTTGACGCATTGGACAAAAAAGATAAAGCCGACAGTCGTGCTGAGACACGTAAGGGCTATACCGATAAAATCAGTGACCTACGATCGCAAATTGCATATAGCCATGATGCGTATAACAAAGCAGAGCTGCAGAAGCAACTGGAGCAAGAACAGGCTGATTATCAAAAAGAGCTTAATTCAGAAGCAACCGATGATAAAAAAGCGTCTTTGCAAGACCAGATTAATGCCGTCAAGGATAACCTCGATGCTCAGAAAAAAGTGCTGGAATCACAAAAGCAGGCAGAGCTTAACAATATTACCACTGTGTACAATGCGAAAAAGAAATCATTGGACAATACATTGACAGCTGTAAAAGATACTTACAGCAAAATGCAGGAAGATGCCCAGCTGGAAGCAGAAGCAGAGCGAATGATTGTAGACAAAAATCAGAAGGGAATCATTGATTTACTGAATTCGTACAGCGACAGCTATAAACTTGCGGGTCAAACGCTTGGTGACAAGCTTGCAGAGGGATTCAAACCTGCTATTGACAGCATTAAAGCTATGATTGCATCTATTAACACTGAAATCAGCGATGCCCGTGCATCTGCTATCGATGCACAAGCTGCAGCGGATCGGATTGCGGCAACACAGTCTGTAATGTACAGTAGCAACAGCACTACCCGTAATAACAGTTACAATATTAGCATCAGCAGCCCGGTACGGCAGTCACCGTCTGAACAAACACGGCAGGCAAAAGCAGCAGTGCAGCGGTTGATATTTCAAACAACATGATTAGGGGTGCAGCATGGAAAAGATTGTTTTGCAGAATAAGCTTGGCAGCATCACGATTGGCGGTGCGCCGCCGTACATATTAAATAGTTTTGATATTGGAGCGCCGAAAAGTACCATGCTGACAACAAAGGCACCGGGACAGGATGGTGTTACCTTAGAGGGCAATTTGTTGGAACAGCGCACGCCTGCAATTACGCTGACAATTCATGCTAACGGGGTACAGGATCTGTATGACCGACGGCGGAAGCTATTTGCATTTTTACTGCCGAAAACATCTGGAACAATGCTGTACACCAACAATGCCGGAACCCGCGTTATTCCGTATGTTGTGGACGGAGAACCAACTGCAAAAAGCCGCACCGGCGTCGGAATGCAGATATTGGTGCAGTTATACTGCCCGGACCCGTATTGGCTGAGTACCGTTGAAACCCGTGCTGACATGGCTAAATGGGTGGGAGATTTTGAGTTTCCACTTATTATTCCTGAAGATACAGGAGTTGAGATGGGGCACCGAATGAGTACGCGAATTGTCAATGCCTACAATCCCGGCGACGTGCCATGCGGCATCCGCATTGAATTTACGGCCTTGGCAACGGTCACAGCGCCGTCTTTGGTAAATGTGAACACGCAGGAAACTATGCGCGTGAAGAAAGCACTATCAGCTGGGGACCAGCTGATTATCAACACGACGACAGGAAACGAGACTGTAAAGATGCGGCACACTGGGATAGAAACCAATGCGTTAAATTATATTGACATTGAATCAGATTTTTTCCAGCTTGCGCCGGGTGACAATCTGCTGCGGTACGGGGCAGATGATGGAATAGATAATCTGGAATGCTCTGTGTATTACACGCCACGATATATGGGGGCCTGATAATATGGATAATGCGGTTATTAAAGTAATTTCTCCGGGATTCGATTTATTAGGAGAAATTTGTAACTATGAAAGTTTACAATATACGCGCAGTTTTTACGGCGTTGGTGAATTTGAACTGCATATCAGCAACAATCAGCAGCATGCAAATGTGCTGGTAAATGGGAATATCCTAATGCTGGACAAGGCCGGACAGAAAGCCTGCATCATCCGGCACAGGGAAAATGAGATTGACGAAAACGGCGACGAAACAGACTTGTTGATTATTAAAGGCCCGCAACTGAAAGGAATTCTATCACAGCGGCTGATTGTGCCGCCGACTGATGGAGATGGCTATGACAGTTTCAGTGGCACGCAGGAAGCTATCATGAAACATCTTGTAGATGCACATTGCATCAGCCCGACCGACGCCAACCGAACCATTCCACATCTTGCACTTGCGCCGGACCAAAGCCGCGGAACGCAAGACAAATGGCGATTCCGATTTGA